TAGCGATCGTCACACCGCTGGAGTTCGTCATTGAGATGCCCCGGGACCGGGTGGCCGAGTTCTTCGTACATGTATTTGACATCATGAATGTCGTGCATGTAGTTCATGAATCGGCGTAGAGATTCAGGGATTTCGGCCTCCGCTGCGTGCATCGCAAACAGGGCCTTGCCAGTGTTCTCGCGGATGACCTTAAGTTCGCGATAAATACGAAACAACAGATCGCGCTCAGTGATTGAGTCGTCGAGTTTGAATTCGGGCTCGTTGACCATTACTTGCCTTTCTTGGGTTTGATCTTGCCAGTGCCTGTATCGGCCCGATTGAATTCCTTGGCGACCTTCTGGGGGATGCCGACCTTCTTGGCGAACTGTGGATTGTGGGCCGCTGCGGCCATAGTGCGAGCTTGCTTAGCGGATTTACTGGGCATTGCACTTCTCCTTTAGAATGAGATGTTGCCAGTGTTGATGACGCTGGCATCCTTATTACCAGTAGTGCCTTCGAAGTTAGTGACGGAATGATAACTGTTGCCCGATAACAACCCGCCTTGTACAGTGGCGGTGGTATAGTCAATAGCGGTGGTCCAGAATTCGATCAGATTGCCAGTGATCGAAAAGCCCTTGACGTTATTCAGCGAAATCGCAGTGCCGCCGGAAGTGCCATTGCCGGCGATTACATTACCGGTAAAAACGAAACCTTGACCCCAAACTGTTATGGCCGGGCTCGTATTATTGACAGTAGCATCACCGAACCAACAGCCGATGAAGGACAATCCAGCAGTTGGGACTGTGGTATCGCCGGTGAAAGCAACCAGTTTTCCGGCTGAACTGTTTTCAAAAGTGACATTGTTGAAAACCCAAGAGTTGCCACCGAGACTTATTGCCGTGTTGGATTGATTTAGGAACTGTCCCCCTTCCATGCGAAAAACGTTAGAATAGCTTCCAACTGTCTGGCGACCGCCGATGCCAATGGTACCGCCAGAGAAGTTAGTATCTTTGACTTCGGTCTCAATGGCGGTATCAAGAAGGAGGCCTTTGGATAGAGTGGACGGACTAACGATCACTCGGCTTAATTGATTATTCGACGGATCACCACCACCCGAGTTGCGGATAGTCATTATCCAACCGGTCCAATCGACAGTGAGGCTGCGGAGGGTTAAGGACTGGAATAGGTCGTTGGCAACACTTTGAAGGTCAAAGAAGTTGGTAGAACTGGTACCGATGTAATATAGTGAAGTGCTGGCGCTAGGACCTTGACCTAAGAAGGTAATGGATGATTTGGTGACATTGATCTTGCCAGTGAAACCGTAGTTGCCTGTTGGGAAATAGATAGTGCCGCCAGCGGTAAGGCTGGTGATGAGATTATTGAGGGCAGTGGTGTTATCGGTGCCCCAGCCAAAGAGTTCGCCGGATACTGTGGCAGAAGCAGGGGCAGTGAGGGTTACGGTGGTGGAATTGACAAAAGCGGCGATGGTGGTGACGAGAGTTGCACTGGCTGCGCCGCAACCTGCAATGGATATGGCCTTGCCCACATCGCCAGCGGAGAAGTTGGCAGTGGCGGAATTGAAGGTGGTATTGCTGTGGCAGGCGCCATCGCTAAGGAATTGAAGATCGGCAACAAGGCCATTTAGAAGGGCGTTGTAGGTTCCAGCAACAGGCGAGGACCAAATGCCAGTGCCTGACCAAAAGGTATTGGCATTGGCACCGGTGCCGCCATTAAGGCGATTTACGGATAGATTGCCACTGGTGATGTTGCTGGCGACGGTGGTGTCAGTGGTTGCCGAAGCGGCGAAGCCCACGCCATTGGTTTTGGTGCAGGTGATGTTAGGGATTGAGACGGTGCAATCGCCGGCGAATGTGAAACCGCCAAAGGCCCCGGCGTTGTTGTATTGAACTTGGTTTGGTGTTCCACCGGGGATGCCGGTGAAAGCGGATTGGGGCATTTGCTGCGGCACAGCAGGGAAGGCATTGGGGTTGCCACAGCCAGTGTGTGCGGCGAAGACGCCATTGCATTGGGCCATTGCGGCCGAGGGCAAGAGTAGGAAGATAAGGGCGAAGAGAAAGCGTTTCATTGTAGTAGGGTCCATCCGCCAGTTTCAAGCAAGGGTTTGAGCAGAAATGCGCCATAGTTAGAGGCGAGTGAGATCGAGGCGAGGCCGGAAATTGTTTCGCCTGCGAAGGGGTTGATGGTGATAGGGTTGGCAAAGGCAAAGCCACCGACATCGGCAATGGTGACGAGGGCGAGGTACCATTGACCGGAGATTGCTTGAGGGCCTTTAGCCGAGGCCTTCGAGGATGGAAGATTGATCGTCACTGCACCATTCACTGCCACAGTGATGAGGTTCATACCGCGCTGGATTGCATAGGTGCCAGCGGCCGTGATCGGCAGCACAGCTTGTTGGGGCACAAGCAAATAGCCAACGGAGGGCCCCATATAGACCTTCTCGAATTGGCGAAAGGTCCCGCCCTGATCAAGGTCGAGTTGGGAGGCCATTATACTCTCCGTTCGGGAGCCTTTGCTTCGATCTTTGCCGACAGTGCAGCCTCAAGTTTCGCCAAGCGCTCCTTGAGTTCGTCATATTGCTCTTTGGGCACCGACTGATTCTGCGCCTGCGATGCGCCTGCGAAGGTTTTCATCATTCGCTCCATAAAGGCCATCTCATCGCTGGTCATACCGCCATTGACGGGCAGGGTGTCGATCGGGTGGGTCCACTTGTCTTGTAAGCTGTCGCTGATGGCCTGGGCGGCCTCGTTGAGCGGTTCCATCTCCGGGGTAGGCTCGCCGGAGAAGACGTAGTCATCACGGAGATTGTGGGCACCCTCAACTCGGTGGGTCACGATGACTTCGCCGGGATAATTCTGATCGCTGGGTTCATTCGGATCGAGAAGCATCGGTACGGGAAAGAGCTTCCGGGCCATGCGACCATTGGCGGTGTTAATCTCTTTGTGCTCCCATTCGATCTTCGTGCCGTCGCGAAGTTGTTCGACATTGAGATAGTGGGCATTTCGCAGGCTCCAACGGGGGGCTTCCATAGCAGGGTTCCTTTCTAGTTGATTCGAAAAGCGGTGATAGAAGTGTCCTTACCAGCTCCAGTGAAATTGTTTAATATCTGGCCATTAACAGAAGTAAAATCACGACAGCTTATTTTAATATTGCCGGCTGGAGAAGTTATTACTCCGCTCAGATCAACCGAAGCAACTTTGCCCGCTGCCGCAGTACTAGAACCACCACTGTCAATTACTGTAGTTCCATCCCAAAGTTTGCAACCGATGTCGGCTGAACCTACAACATCGTCAACTGTGGCCGTGGCCGAGATATACCAAGTACCAACACTACCCTGTGCAATGGATGGGCCATCAAAGAAATTGGCGATATTGTTTAATGCCACAGGGGCACCAAGAGTTGCCGAGATGTTTGCCATACCGCCAAGTCGGGCTGAAGGAAGAACTCCAGTGGTTAGTTGTGAGGCATCCGTTTGTGGATTGGTGATATCGGCCGCAAGGGTAGGGCCAATGGCGAGAATGGAAATAAGAATGAAGAGCTTACGCATCAGTTTTCATCCCCATAGATTGGTTGGCCCGCAGTGCAGATCACAGTCACAGCAGATAGGGTTGCTATGCGTGGGGTGTAAGCACCCAATGGGGCTAGGGTTAAGGTTCCTGCACCACCAATGGCTGCGGTACCACCTGTGGGATTTACGCCGCAGTTAGCATTGCCAGTATTGGTGATGGTTAAGGAATGTCGGCTGGCATTAACGGCCATCATTTGTTGCGAGGAGCCAGAGGCTGAAGTGATGGTACGATCGGTGGGGGTGATACCGACAGTATTAACGGGGGAACCTGAAGCAACAGTTTTGACATTGCCATTGATGTCAGTTTGAATTTGGCAAAATTGACCCGCAGTGCAGGTGGGGGCCACGGAATTATAAGCCCCAGCATTGGCGACTATTGGGGGTGTGGTAACAGTTTGAGCCAAGGCGGCGCCAATAGCGCCAAACCACAGAATGAACGCGATGAGGAGTTTTTTCATTGCTCTGTCCATTTCATATAAACGGCCCAGCTGGCGCCGGCGCCAGCTGCAGCGACATTGACGCAGAGACTATGACCATTGCCGATGCGGATGGCTTGGTCGGCTTTGTTGCCGAAGAGGAATTCAGCATCGGAGATAGAGGCGGTATTGCCTTGAACGCCAATGGCGACCTTATGGGACATGATGGTGCCAATGGCTGTGCCTGGGGTAGGGGAGACGGTGTAACCAACGGCGGTGGCAACGGTGGCTGGATTGTTGTTGGAAAAGGGGATGATTGATTCGGCGACTGGGGTGCCGCCACTGGCCGCAGTGGAGCGTTTGATGACGTTGACGTTGACCACTAAGGCGGCAGTGGCGGTACCATTAGTGTGGATTTCATTAATGTAGAGGTAGCGGGTTGCGGAAGTGTTGCTTAGGCAGAAGATATCCCCGGCGCCGGTGTTGGCGATATTGCCATCGGTGGTGGCATAGGTCGGAATGTTGGTGGTGATGGAGACCTGCGGAATGGGTCCCCAAGCTTGAGCCAACGCTGCGCTAGCTAGTGCCAACCAGATCAACAATGTAACGCTAAGGCGTTTCACTCAAGCCTCCGAGCACGGATGATTGGATGGAAGGGAAAGACCTTGGCGCCCAAGTGAATAAGAGATGAGTCGTCCGTGATCATCCCGCGATAGGAAAGGAGATCGCCCGAGGAGGCGAGTAAGCCAAGTGAGATCACAGGCACGGCTAGCATGACCCGTAACCACAGCGGAAATGAACATGATGAGTGGACAGTGGAGGGGGAAGTAGAACGTTCCGAGAGCAGCGATGGCGATAAGAGTCGGGGATAGTGTTCTGGCGATGGCCCAAGCAAAGAGACAATACAACGGTATCGCGCCAAGGCCGAATTCGAATGCAAGTTGGAGGTAGTCATTGTGGACGAACTCCGGGTGGATGACAGTGGAGCCAATGGTGTACCAGACGGAATAGAAGGAGCCGACTCCATGGCCGGATAGAGTGAGGGTTGAGGCGGCGACGTACCAGATTTGCAGGCGTTCGATATTGGATGGATCAAGGTGATTGGTCCACCAGAAGCTAGCACCGATTAGAAGGCCAGTGGGCAAGACCCAATGAATGCGTGCGGCGAGGCCGAGAATGAGAATGAACCAACCGCCGCGGGAATGGGCGAGATAGAGGCCTGGAAGGAGCAGGGGAATTAGATGATAGAGGCGTTCGCTGAGAAGGCCCAAGATGACGATGGCGCAACTGGCGCCGAGGACGGTTTGGTTATAGAGGAGACCGGCGATATCGTTGTTGGACACCGGAACTGATTGGAAGCCGAAAGCTTGAATGATGGCAACGGCAGAGTTAATTCCAAGACCCCAAGCAAGGCCGCGCCAAAGCGCATTGAGATCGAGGAGAGTGGAACCGAGCCAAAAGGCCAAGGCCGAAATGCTAACGATCCACATGCCCATTATAGAGTTTTGTAGGTCGGAGGCAAAGCCGATAGAGATGGAGGCATAGATAAGGAAAATGGTCCCCAGCCAATGGAGCGGGGTCCAAGGACCTTTACGCCACAGGCTGGGGATCAAGGCTAGGGAGAGAAACGGCAACTGAGTCGGAATCGTTGCCCCGGTGTAGCCGGGGATATAGACGATTGGGACTAAGAGGCCGAGGAGGAACATTAGCTTGCGCTCATGCAGATGTAGGAGATTTTGTTCGCCGATTGGGAGGTTTGAGTGATGGCGATTGAAGTAGTGGCGATGGTCCAGCCAATGGGCGAGGTTTGCCCAGTAGCGTTATTGGTCACTGCACAGACCGGCACTGAGCCATAAGCCGTGCCGAATACTGCAGTGGCGGTGGTGGCCGAGGTGCCCATGGTGATGGTGCCAGCGGTGTCAGTCCCGGAGATGGTGGGAGTGGCAGTGCCGGTGACCGTAGGTGCCGGGCGAGTGCCGCCTGTGGGTGAGAGGACATGGCCCGGGAAGTAGATTCCAAGGAAGGAGTCGACGGAGAAGGACCCTGTGGCGTCCTGCGACAGCTGGAGGGCCTTGTTGATGGTTTGGGCAACACTGAGACCTGCACCAAGGAGCAGGACCAGCAGAGAGGGGAGAAGGTATTTGCGCATGGGTGCTCCTTATTGGATTCGGTACCATTTGTTGTTAGCGGTGGAGTAGATGAATTCGGCACTGTTGGCAGCAGCACCACCAGCGGTGCAAGCAGTGAAGGCAGTGCCGATGATAGCAACGCCAGCAGGACTTGAGGCCGAGATGGCCACGGTGGAGGTGCCACCTGGACATACGACTTCGACCATCTGCCCGTCATAGGGCGCAGTGGGGAGGGTTATGTTCCAGGTGGTGATGGCACCAGAGCCAACGACTTTGGCCGCAGTGTTGGAGACGGCGGTGTTGACCGTGGTGCCTGTGGGGACCACGACATAGCCAGTGGCATTGCGAAGGGCGTTGACCGTGGTGAAGAAGCCAGAACCGCCGGGCGAAGAGCCAACCGCAGCGCGGAGGATTTCGTTTCCGGTTAGGTTTTGGACAACGACGGTGGTCTGGGCCCACACCGCGCCAGCAAGGGCCAAAAGTGCGGCCCCTGCAAGAAGTGTGCGTTTCCATTTCATCTGGGTGCCCTCAGTTCGCGATGGTGATGCCGGGCGGGTAGCCGCCATAGACGGCGTTGCCTGTGCCTTGGTAATCTTGATCGTCACGATCGAGGACGATGCCGGCGACTACTTGACCGGCAGTGGTGGTGGCTGCGCCAATCACGTACTGGAGCTGCAAGTAGCGAGGGATGGCAATGCCAGCCGGTGGGCGGGGCATGTCCATATCGAGGAGGCGAGCACCAACCACCGCAAGGGTGGCGAGGGCATAGGCGGGGGATGCCCACCAAGTGCTAAAGGCCGCCGGGGCTCCAGCGCCATTGTCGACCGCACCTTGGAGGTTGACGGTCAGGGTGGCGGCACCGGCAGAGGTGAAGGCCGTGGTGACCATCACCAAGAGTTTCATCGCCGGGTCATCGCCGATGCCGATATCACGGGCACCGCCGCCACTGGCAGAGGTGGGGATACCGGAGGTGATACCGAGGTCGATGATGTTGGTGGAGACATAGTTGCCCGCCACTTGGGCCAGGTTCCTGGGCGCAAGGGTCGAGTCAAACATCAAAAGGTTGTCGAGGATCATGACTGGGCCCTTTCAGACTACGTTGGCTTCGTTGGAGAGGATGGCATCGCAGGTTCTGACGGGGATGCCGCGGAAGGTCGTCACGACTTTGCCGTTGAACTCCTCGAGACGAAGCAGGACGTTAGTCTTGTTCATCGCCTGGAGATCTAGGTAAGTGCGGACGATACGGTTGCAGTAGATGTGCACCCGGCCCATGTTGGCCCGAACCTCAGGGGTGTCTGAGGTCTGGATCGCAGTGGCGTTGGCGGGGGCAGTGGGCAGGCGATAGAGGGCGCGGACGATGAGGTTGATCAGGTTCGCGGCCGAGACGCCTGTGAGCTGGGTGACATCGATGTTGGCGATGCGAGCGGTATAGCGCCAATCCCTTAGGGTCAATCCAACTTCCCATTTGAAGTGATCACGATAGGCTTGGTAGGTATTGCCATTGGCATCCTGCACTGGCCACTCACCCATATCACGGTGTTGAAGGCCAGTGATTTTGCCCTTGGGGAAGATACCGTGGATGGTATCGGCGCCCAAAGTGACGACCCACATGGAAGTGTTGGTGTTGTTGGTGCCACCAGCGTCGAGGACGTTGGCGGCGGTCTGGGAGTTCGCGGCCGTGACCGTCGAATATCTGGGCGCAAGGCCGGTGAAACGTTCGGGATTGACGTGCTGGTTGCCGTAGATGAAGGTGGCGGCGACCTGCTGGGACATGCCCTCCAAGAACGCGCGAACCTCCGACAGGCGGAAGCTGGCGGTGTTGCCGTTCAAGTCCGCGATGTCCTTGTCGATCACTGCGTAGGTTTCGAGGTTGCCGCAGGTATCAACGATCTGAGCGGTGGTGGACTTGGCGTTGGGGACGCCAGCATTCAGCAGGCGCCATGTAGCTTGCGGGAGCCCAGTGCGGACGGTGGTCTTGTGTCCGGTCGGGAGGTTGCCTTCCATGACGAGAATGTCATCGAGGATTTCGTTGGTCTGAGAGAGCAATTCGATGATGGCAGCGACATTATACCCTTCATCCATGCGTTTTGCCCAGTCCGCATAGCTAAGGGCCACATTTCCTATAATGGCCATTATACAGTCTCCTGAGGTTGTGGTCTATTTTGGAAAGCGAACTCTCCGTGAAGATGTTCAGCCGCTATCATAAAAGCAGCATGAGCTTCTTCAGCAGAGTTGAACATTCCAAGATGTTTAACTTGACCACCGATTTGAATGTGAGAATACCAATTCATGGTTCTCTTATCCAAGTACGCCCCTTTGAGGCCGGACTGACCAGTTTCTCTCTTGGCATTGAAGCAGTTCTGCGTTCGCGTGCAGAGCCGCAAATTAGCTGGAGCGTTATTGCTCCTATCACCATCTTTATGGTCTAGTTCATCTGGCCATTCGCCATGAACGTAGAACCATACAAGATGATGTTCGTAGTATTTCACATAGTCGATTACGATGCGTCGGTAGCCATGAACATCTTTGTAGCCAGCACGTTCGCCAGCTTTAGCGCGACCGCGGCTGAAACGGTTGATGAACCAACCATTATTATAGAGATCAAAGAGTTCAACTAAGCGATCATAATCGAGCATTGGTTAACCTGGAAGATTGGGATAAAGTGCTTTCGCCAAGGACGCAGGTTTATCGCCGGGGCCCTTCTGACCCGCAGGCGAGGGACCGCCACCAGTGACGTGTTTGCCCTCGGTGATAAATTGGGAAAGTTTCCAGAAGGCCTTGACGAAGGCTGGGTGATCGCCAGCACCGGTGAGGTCCATGGCTTGTTTGAATTCGGCGGTCAGGGCGTTGTCACCTAAGGCGTTCAGCGCGCGGCCGATGTCGGCCTTGACGGTGTCGATGCCGGCCTTTTTGATGTCGGCGTCATTGAGGGTTTTGGTTTGCCATTCTTGGCGGGTGCGTTCGTAGGTTTCCTGCGGGCCCTTAGCAAGGACGAGCTCACGCTGGACTTGGATGTCCACAAGCTTCTGGGCTTGATCTTGGGTAAGGCCAAGCTCCTTGAATACGGGCAGTGCCGATTCAACGAAAGCTTTGTCGATCTGATAGCCGTCGGGGGCTTTGAAGTCCTCGTACTTCTCGGGCACCATGGGCTTGTCGGCTGGTTTGTCCTCGGGTTTGGTGAGGACGGTGGTGCCGTCTTTGGATTCAGTCGTTGGCTCAGGCTTCGTCTCGGTCGTAGTCGGTTCGGTCTTCACCTCGGTCGGTTGGGTTTGAGATTGGTCCAGGATTTCGCCAGTTGTCGATCGGGCAGCATCGTCATTCATCAGTGGAGCATCAGCCATAGTCGGTTACCTCAGGTGTGAGCGGACTAGGTATATGTCGTTGCCTAGTGCGCGGGCGATTTCGATGAAGATATCGGCGGTGACTTGATCGCCGAAGCGAAGGCAGTCGGAGATGCTGGCGCGGGTGCTGGCGGCAAGGGATTCGAGCGCCGAGAGAATGGCGCCGAGGTGGGCAGTGGTGTCGGCAATGCCAATGGTGTAGGGGCCGAGGAAGGAGGCGGCGATGGTTTTGGCGGTGCCATTGGCTTCGACCTCAAGGTAGCGGGCCTGTTCGGCCATAGTGTCGGCGTAGCCTTCGGCGGATTCGGCTAGCTTGTCGAAGAGCTTGTGGACGGCGATGAAGTTCGGGCCAGTGCAGTTCCAATGGGCGTGCTTACACCGGGCGTGCAGGTCCATCGCCGCCGCGAGGTTGCGGTTGAGTGCAGCGGCAGGGTCAGACTTCTTCGTCGTCAAGATCGAGGTCAGCATCGGCGGACTCGGTTTCGGAACGGATGGTGTTGGCAGTGAGGCGTTCATTGGCTTCGCGCATGGCCTGGATGTATTGGTCGGGGCAGGCGAGCATTATGTCGGAGAGCATGGCGAGGCCAATTGCACGTTGGCCTTCCATGAAGGCGCCTTGGAGGGCGTCGCCGTTGAAGGTGGTGACGAACATGTGGCAGTCGGAGAGGCGGTCCCAGAGCCACTGGCGACCGGCAGCGGAGGACATAAGTTGGGTGATGACTTCACGGCGCTGGACATCCGCAAGCCTTGCGGCCTTCTCCTTTCGGCGGATGGTTTTGCGATTGGCGGCGTTATCCATCAGTGCACCGTATAGATGGGGACATCATCGGTGTCCTTTGGAACCCAGTGGTTGGCGTCGAGCTTTACTACGCAGGCGACCGCTTCACTGGCGATGGAGGTATCATGGGCGAAACGATCGAGGAGGTTGGTGACTTCGTAGATGTTGCCAGCGAAGTCGACGGTGATGTGGCGGATGGTCATCCCTGTGCTCCTCCCTGTGGTGCAATGGCGGCCATGTTGCCTGCGGACTTCGAGAGCTGTTCGGCCATCTGGGCCTGCTGCATGGCTTGCTGTTGACGCTGGACTTCGGCACGAATCGCGGCCAAAGCCTCGGGACTTCGGATTAACTTGGGATCATTGTTGTTAAGCGCGGAGAATTTGTCAAGGGCATAATCGAGATCGATGTTGTCGAGGGTGCCGGGTTTGATGCCTTCGAGTTCGCCGCCTAGCGACAGGAGTTGCTGAATGCCAGAGGCAGCAGTGGCGTCTTGGGCCTGCTTGAGCATCGAGACGTATTGGATATTGACCATCTGGCCCTGGATTTCCTGTGGGGCTGGGGGCAGGAGACCGGGGACACGGGAGGCAATGTCGAAGACGCGGTCGATGATCGGGGAGAGGCCTTCATAATCAATCCTATCTAATGCCGGGCCCAAGGCGACCAAGCTTTCAGACTTGCGCATGTTCCATTCGACGGCCGTGACGTTGCTACGGGTTTCGTATTGCGAAGCGGTCATCAGGACGTCATTGAAGAAGATTTTGGCAAGGCGCTGTTTCACTTCGGTTAGGTCTTCGGTGATTTCTTGGACAGGGAATTTGGTGTCGTAGACCGAAGCGATGCCGGGTTTGCCTGAGGTGGTGAAGCCCTGCACATAGGTCATGCCACCGGGCAGCAGCGAAGCTGGTTGGTTCTTGAGCTGCACGTCGGCGACGAGAGGCGGATTGACCATCTTGTCGATCGCCTGCGCCTTGCGCCGGGTCTCGAGTTGGCACTGCTTTTGGTCGGGCAGGGCGTCCATGCCGGGGCTGCGGCCGTAGGGATCGTTCGAGACTAGGTCCCATCGGCAAGCGATGTTGGGCATGGAGTAGTAGCCCTTCTTGCGGAGGAAGCCTTGGGGTTGGTAGTTGGAGCCTTGGGGGGATGCAGAACCGCCCCATTCCCAATAGAGTTCACGGAACTTGAACCGGTCAGAGAAGCCGAACTCAGAGCCACGTCCGTCATCGTTAGGCTCAATAGAATGTGCAACGATAATTTCACGAGCACGCTGGGCGCCACCGGGATCGTCGTAGAGGCGTTGAACGCTTTGGCTACAATTGTCATAACCGAACTCTTGTACAACGGCATAGACGGTAAGAGTGAATTCGCGGTAGAAGACTGTGGGGCGATACTTGCCGTCGATGTCGATGTAGTACTCGCCGGCGCAGGGGTTGATACAGTTGATGACGTTTTCGTAGTCTTCGTAGATCAGCATGACGGCGGTGCCGAAGATTACGAGATCGAAATAGAATTGGGCGATGGAGTTATAGAAGTTGGATTCGCTGAAGATCAGGTAGAGGATGCGTTCACACTCGGCGAGCCATAAGGATACAGGGGATGTCGTCGTACTGTCCACAGTTCCCACACGTAGCTTGAACCACGGGCGGGTTGGGGATGACTTGCCGGATACTAAGCCTGAGGCTAAGTTCCTCGCACAGATCACACCAGTAGAGTCCAATATATGTTGGTTGATCGGCGACCCGCGAGCCATCTGGTTTGGCGTTACTATCCATTTGTATCTCCTAGGGAGGAAGTAGTCAGCGAGTTCACGCCAGTGGGTCCACCAACTGTAGCGATTGACACGGAGACCGATGAGGCGGCCTTGGGAATAATTCAATGCTCGCTCATCGGCCGGGCTGGCGACGGTGGTGATTTCATTAGCCATCAGCTTGTTAAATCCTCTGTCTTAGCGGGTGGCTTTTTATGGTATGTAACGAGATCACTATCTTTGCCCAATCGATATGCTTCAAGATCGGGTTCTAATGCGCGCATTTGATCATCAGTACGCCCTTTACGGGCAATGGATTTGACCCATGTTTGGTCATATTGATCATCGTCCATTACATCGGTCACGGTTTTCATCGGTTCTGGTTTATCTGCTATGGGCTGCACTAGGCGGCCTTCGGCGTGCATTTGGGCGGCAGCCATCAGGGCCCAGGGTTCGGCGGGCATTGGCTGAGGCTGCATCGGTACTGACCCTCGGCCCTGTGGGCGCTGTGTGATTGGGACTACAGGCATCGAGTGGGATATCCTCTTGCGTACATCGGAGCCTCAGTTACTGTCCAAGCAGAGACTTCTGCCCTGACTGTGTGGGCGGGGTGGCGGCAGCGCCGATGAAGGTCGGCTGTTGAGCACGAGGGATGCCCTTGGCTTGCGGGGCCTGTTGGGGTGGCGCTGCGGCTTGGGGTGCTGGCGGGGCGGTGGGTGCGGCGGGGGCTGGAGCTCCACCGCCGCCAAGGGCGCCAGTGGCAAGACCACCGCCGAGACCACCAAGGGCGCCAAGGGCGAGACCGGTGAGGGTGATGGGGTCTACTGAGCAAAGATGTGGGGATTGATCGATTGGGCGCAAGGGAAGTCTCCTATGCCTTGACTATGGTCCATATACCTGAGGATTTGTGATAGATGCTTCCATATTGTTGGAGCCACCAATCACCATCATTGCCGTCGGAGCTAGAGGGGGAAAGTAGACTTAGAGTCCAATTGGCACCGCCGCCGGGTGGGCCTTGTGGACCGATAGAGCCGGTATCACCTTTGTCACCTTTGTCACCCTTTGGACCTTGAGGACCGATAGCATTGAGAACACCAGAGCCGTCAACGGACCAATGGCCACACCAATCGCTGGCATCGACATTGGGCCAATGGAAGGAAGAGTCTTGGGGCGTGGTCATAATTTGGGGTGGCCAAAATCGGCAGTGGGCGCTGTCGAAGAAGTAGCATGTAGCGCAAGTGTTGGTCACGGGCAGAGTCCTAAGCCAAGACAGGCGAGGGCATACATGACGAGGAAATAGATCAGCACTGACTTCGGTGTCCTGTACAGGTCAATCATGCGAGCATCCGTTTTGGTTCATAGGGGTCGTATTCGAACTCGACGGCTGGGCGGTGGGGGTGATCCCCACCTGCATCCGCGTTTCGGGCCAGAGGGCCGCCGAACGTGCAAAAAAGCGCATCTAACGTATCCAAGTCGAGATCGGGATTGTCATCAAGAAGGTCCTCTTTCGAGACCAATTGAATTTCATCTCGATTGTTGAAGGTGTATTTAATCGCCAGCATGGCGGTACGAAGATCGGGGTCATTAGGAAGAATGCCAGTCTTCATCCAAGATCGCAATGCTCCTGCCATTGCTGAGCGCTTGTTCGCATACTTCTCGCCTTGGTTGTCGAAGACTACACCTGTAATATCATCCTTGCCACCAAACTGAACTTCAATCACAAAGAGGCGCTGGTTGCGACATTGGTCCACCACACCACCACCAACGCCGCCGCCGTCGATGAAGATGCCATCGGGGCGCCATTGAGTGAAGGTATCGTGGACTCGATTGGCGAGCTCGGTTGTGGATATGCCATTGTAAACCTTCTTTTCTAGAGTGCGGGCATCTCGTCCTTTACGGGGGAATATGACAGAGTTATTTCGTCCGAACCGAGCAACGTCAACACCGATTGCAAGTGGCGTAAATGCATCGACGAAGACTTCACGCTCCAGCGACATCGCTGCATCGATGTCAGTTGCTGAGAAGAATTCCATCTCACCCACACGGGGGAACTGCCCAAGGACGCGCACCCTGACGAAATCGCTATCAAGTCCATAGGCCTTGATCCACTTTTCGAATCGCTGTTTGTTGGTGATGGCGACGGTGCGAGAGTCGATTTGCCTTGTTTGCCAGAATTCATGATGTCGGCCTCCTTCGAAGCATTCTTTGAAGCGTCCGGAGTTGCGGGTGGGGTTGCCGAAGCACAGCCACATGATTTGGGTGTTGGCGTCGGTAAGGGCGCCCTCGGTGGTTTCCCAGATGAAGTCGTGGATGGCGGAAGCTTCGTCGAAGATGATGAGGATGCGCTTGCCCTCGTTGTGCATCCCGGCGAAGGCCTCGGGGTTCTTCTCGGACCAGGGGATCATGTCGATGCGCCAGGTGCGCTCGCGGGTGGGGTCCTTGCTCAGCAATGAAGTGGCATTGAGAGTGAAGTGGTCGCGAGCGAACCAACAGAGGTTGAACCATTTGCCGAGGGCGGCCCAGGTTTTGGTCTTGAGCTGGGTTTCGGTATTGGCAGTGACGATGCCTAGGGTGTCGGGGTAGGTGGTGAAGGCCCAAAGAATGATGATGGCAACAAGGGCTGATTTGCCAATGCCGTGGCCGGAGGCGACCGCGATTTGAATGGCGTCCTGCGGAGTGAGGAGTCCATCGCGGATGGAACATAAGACCCAGACTTGCCAAGGGTCGAGGACGTGATCGGCGAGGACGGTGTTGGCTTCGCCCCAGGGGAATGCGCCGAGGGCAAAGGCGTAGGGG